TAATAAATTACCTACTAATCTCTTCCCAATCCATAGAAGTGTGAATACTAGAGTTAGCAAGACTAGCAGCTGCTACAACTGAGAGTTCATAAGGAGTTCCAGTTAATCCATCTCTTTCTAACTGAAACTTAAATAATGCTTCTTTAAGAATATCAACAGCAGATACCGCCTGATTGGATGCACTACAATATCCTTCTGCTAAAATTCTTCCTCCACTTACACTAGTACCATCAATTTTATATTCAACTGAACCATCGGGAGAACCACTTACCCAAACTCCACCAGTAGTAGTTCCTCCAGCAAGTACTCTCCAATTATAATGTGCGTTATTGGTAATACCCATAATGGATAGAGCAGTCAGGATTACAATCGCATCTAATCTATTTGATTTTAATCTTAAAGACATTACTGGATAATAAGTTCCTGCAGTCCCAAGAACTACTGGACTTGTGATTGTTGTTCCTACACCTTGTTGCAATCCACGAAGTTCATAACCACCTTCAGACATCACTGAAGAACAAACCTGTTTGAGTGTACTTGTACTTGTAGTCACTCCAGTATTTGTAATCTCATATCTTATAGGTAATGATGCAGTAGTGATGTATGTTGAAGAAATTTTATTTGCGTGGTGGAATGAATGGCAATGAATGAATTGACCATCAATTACAAAACCAACTCTGACTGTTCCAAGTCCTAACCATTCAATATCAGTCCACATAATCTGTCCTTTGGACACATCCAAAGTTATTCCAGATTCACCAGTTCCATCTAACTTATCTTGGTTCCATTGTGATTGAGGAACTCTAGTTTCAGTAACAGTTCCTGTTACTAAACTTCTTTCTACAAAACTAACTGAAGTAGATCCAATTCCAGCGACCTCAAAATAAATTCCATTATCAGCACCAAAATATCCTACTCTTTGGCGAAGATTTTCTTTTGGTGCATTCATTACAAATGTATTCAAAATTTGTAATGATTTTCCTGGTTGATATGAAAATACTTTTGTAGTTTCTCTGATAACTGAGTCAGTACTTCCAGTACCAACTGTTACATCTACTAAACCTTGTGCAGTTACAAATCCAACTGTAGAACCAGTTCCTACAATTAAACTTGTCCAAAGACCATTATCCTTATATCTGTGGGATGAATCAAATAATGTAAGAGGTGATGATACTCTTGTTCTTCCAAAAGCATCTGCGTTTGCTGGAAGAACATCGACTGGAAAACGATTAAATCTATCTACAATTTTACCATCTCTGGTTGCAACACCATAAACTTCAAATAAAGATCTTTCTTGATTCAAATAATCTTGAGTTTGTATATTCCACTGAGCCATGAATCACTCACCCCATGTTAATCTTTCTGGTTGATATCTCTGTGCGTTTTTAACTTTTACTGAACTGGTTGAGTTTGGATAAATGTTATGAACAATTGCACCTGGATATTCATCTTGCAGTTGTTCTGCAAGTTCATTCTTACTCATCATCTTGCCTTCAACTTCCATACGATAGATCTTACCTTGCCAAACTACATCAGCAAGGAAAGACTCTTTGACTGGTTCTGATTCAGTTTCAGAACCATTGATATAGAGATTTCCGTTGAAATCTCCAGCAATGTTGATGCTCTCTGATAAAAATTGTTTAAAGGATTTCATTAGCAGTTCCAAGCTCTAAGGGACTTATTGATTCTGGAATCAGGATCGTTCGCAGTCTTCTTACTAGTTAGTTTAGCTTTCATACCAGACATTCTTGCACAGAATGATGCACGACGAGGATTACCAACTTCCTTAGATGGTGCCTTTAGATCAGAACCAGGATTCTCGCGTTCGTAGGACTTACGGCCTTTTTCGTTTAATCCGCCAGCCTCAGACTTTCCCTCTTTCTTTGTCCATGCAGCACCTTCAGTTTTCAATTGTTTTTCCAACTTTGTCATTAATATTGATTCACCTCCACCATTAGATTGTGATGGTTGGTTTGTAAACATGTTTTCTATTCTTTCGCCAGCCTGTTGTCCGATTATTTCTGCCGCTCTTGATCTCAAACTACCTTTAGCTGCGGTTCCAGCAACTCTAGAAGTAACCCCTCTTGCAACAGCCCCGCCAGCGATTCTAGCAACTCCGGCAAGAAGCGGAGCAATCTCTTGAATGTTATCGGTTTCTTCAGAAGCAACCATCACAATAGGATTTCTTGCTCCCATTGCTCTGGCTTTTGTTTTCAAAAGATTAACTTTAGTTGGAAGTTCTCTCATATCCTTTTTAGGAGTTTCTTCCTTTTCTTTTTCATCACATCCACAACCCTCACTCATGTTTGGATTGATTTCAATTTTGTTTTTCTTTTTAGAAACATCAATGACTTTTTGTTTCTCATTTTTCACTGATTGATCATCTACTTCAAAAATGAATTCTTCTCTCCAATTGGAGAATTGTTCTTTTTGAGTTTCTTTTTCTTTAGATTGAGATTCTTTTCGTTCTTGTCTCTTTGTTAATGCTCTTTTCACACCATATTTGGCAAGGGCTCCCCCAACCTTAGCTACACTGCCGGCAAGACTTCCCACATTACTCATAACTGCAGATGCAACATCAGTGTCTTTCTCAGAAGCAGAAACTTTAATTGGACTGGACAAAGCGCTTTTAATGTCCGATCTCAATTCTCTTCTCTGTCTTTTTTTAGTTTTTTTCTTTTCCTCTTCACTTTCTCTTTTTTCTCTTTCTTTTTTTTCAAGTCTTTTTTCTCTTTCAATTTGTTGATAAATTTTAGCGGTTTTGACTCTGCCAGCAGTTCTTATAGCCTCAGCTCTTTCTGCACCAGTTAAAGCGCTTTTACCTCTTTTAGATTTAGATTCATCTCTGTTATTTTCATTTCTTTTCGATTCATCTTTCATTGCTTTAACAGCAGCAGTATTTAATTTTGCTTGCTTCATTCTGCGTCTTTGTTCTTTTTCTCTTTCGTCTCTCCTGGCTTTTGCAGCCATCCATTGTGCATCAGTGGCTTCTGCAATGATTCTTTGAACTAAAGAAAGTTCCTCTTTAACTTCTTCCTTCTTTTCTGGAAGACCTTCATGTTTTGTCTTTGCAAAATCTCTTGCGGCTTTCTTAGACATGCCAGATGCAGCCTTTGCAACTTCAGGGGATGCAGGAGTTTCACCTTTCTTCGCAGCATAAACCATACCCATAAATCTCTGTTGTGCTCTACTTAGAGACTTTTCTTCAATGTATTCTTCTTTAGTAAGTTCTCCAGTTGCTTTTGCTTTACGAATCTTCTTAGGATCCTTTAACTTACCACCAGGATACATATTTTCCTCATCGTCACGATCATAATCAGGATCTACATTCGCACGATGTCTTGCTGCTCTCTCTGGAGATGCCTTATCATCATGAATACCTGCTCTACGAAGAGGTGAAGTCTTTTCTGTTTCTCTCTTATCCTTTTGCTTCTGACGACTTCTTTGTTGCTTGAAGTCTTTCATCGTCATGCCTTCTTCAAGGTCAGTTTCTTCTTTGGTTACAAGTCCAATGGGATTTTTGTTTTTCTTTGTCAATTTATCCATATATTTAATTTTACCCATTTCCTGGTCAACATAATTTTTTACAACACTTTTTGCCTCAGGTGTTGTACTTAATTTGGGTCCTTTCTTTTTTTCACTACTTCTACCTCTTGACCTAAACTCAGTTTCCGCTTTTCTCTCTTCGGCTCTTTCTCTTGCAGCAGCCTTTCTCATCTCACGACGATATTCTTTATCCTCTTCAACCATCTCACCTTCTGGTTGGTAAGAATTATTAATACCTTTTATTGCCTGCGTAAGAGTTGAATTGCGAGCATCAATTTGTCTTCTCATTTCCCTACCCTTTTCTGCAAAGGTTGGTTTTTTATCGGGAGCAGCCGCAGGTTTTGGTGCAGCAGGCCTTGGTTTTTTATCGGGAGTTATACCAGCAGTTAGTTGACCACCAGGCTTCCTACCTACAAGTTGATCATCACTTACATTTGTTTTTTTAATTTGGGATTGTGGAGAAGCTGCTCTATTATGTCTTGCAACATCAGATTGAGAAGCTCCTTGTTGAAAACTTCCGGGAAGTGTTCTACCGAAGACCTTTTGAACTGTTCCAACTTCAGTATATCTGGATCCAGGATTAATATTATTGGTATTGCGAGATCTTGCTGCAACAACTCTACCTGTACCTAAGAATTCATCAATCTGTTCTACACTCTCTTTCTTAACTTCTCCCTTCTCATATCCAATTCCGTCACCATCATCATCCCACCAACGCTTTGGCTTACCTCTTCTTTCTTCGTGTTCAGCTCTTCTTACTCTTCTAGTTCCAGAACCAGGAAGATTATGTCCACTTCTCTTATCTCTTGCAGTTGCTCTCTCGTGCTCTGGTAGTTTTTCATCTACCTTTGCTTCACACATCTCATCGGAGTCTTTTCCACTCTTTTTCTTTCTATCAGCAGCAATTGCAGCACCTACAGTAGCTCTTCTCTTCTTCAAATAATCATCAGTAGAATCCACCTTATCGTCATTATTCACATCGTCATCTTCTTTGCCGACAGGATCTAATTTTTTAGCTGCCTTAGCTTCTGCAACGATACGCGAAAATTCTTCCCAACTAGCCATTTATTTTGTAGAAATACTGCTAGTTTTATTTATTCTTTTTGCCCTTGCGGAATTTATCGTAAATTGAAGCAATTTTAACC